GGTGCGTCCAGCCGCCCGTCGTTCTCGCGGGGGGTCCGAAAAAACCAACTGGCTACCACAATGAGCAAAACCGACGCGAAAAAGGTCACGAAGTCCGACCTGGTGCGGGTGCTAAAGCTCTCGCGGACCACGGTCCAGAAATACCTGCTGCAGGATGGTGCGCCGAAGCCCGATCCGAAGACCGGCTACGACGTGGCGGCGGTGAGGAACTACATCGCCGAGCATGGCAGCGGGAATGTCGAGGGGTCCGAGGTCAACCAGCTGCGGGCCCAGAAGCAGCGGCTGGAGATCGAGGAGATGGAGGACGCCCGGTTGCTGCGGCGGGGTGAGCTCGTGAAGAAGTCCCAGATCGCGCCGGCGGTCGCGGCCTACAACGCCGGGCTGACGGCCGACCTGCGGCAGAAGTTCGAGATCGAGCTGCCCGGGAAATACAAGGGCCGGGGGATGGTCGAGTGCCAGCAGATGAACGCCGAGGCGATCGACTGGGTGCTGAAGAGGCTGAAGGAGGGCCAGTGGGCCCTCGGCCTGAAGGAGGGCGGTTGAACCTCGTCGCCCGCATCCACACCGACACGGTCGTCCTCCCGGATCGCCGGGAGATTCACGACTGGGCGGCGGAGAACGTCGACTTCGGGAACCGGGCCGCGGCGAAGGGCCGGTTCGACGTGGCGAACTACCCATGGACGCGGGACATCTATCGCGCCTGGAAGAACCCCTACGTCCGCGAGATCACCGTCATCATGCCCCCGCAGGAGTCGGGCAAGACGGTCGCGGCCGAGGTCTGCATCGGCCACACCATCGCGACGCGGCCGGGGAAGATCGCCTTCAACGTCAAGACGAACAAGAAGGCCGAGCACTGGCAGGAGACCCGCTGGGAGCAGATGCTGGATTCGATGCCGGCCGTCCGCGCGAAGCTGCACGCGAACCCGAACAAAAAGAAGAAGGGCAAGATCATCTTCGCGGACGGGACCTGGCTGATCGCCCAGGGCGCCGAGGAGGACGCGAACCGGCAGTCGGACTCGGTCGAGTATCAGGTCAACGACGAGGTGCACCTCTGGCAGCGGCCGTGGCTGAAGCAGATGCACTCCCGCCTGCGGGCCTACAAGCAGACGCGGAAGATCCTGAACATCTCGGTCGGCGGTGACAAAGGCAGCGAGCTCGAGGAGCGGTTCCTCGCCGGCAACCAGCTGGTCTGGCACCACCACTGCCCGGCCTGCGGGCAGCCGTTCCGCTACGTCTTCGACAACAAGCACCCGCTCTGCAACATCCGCTTCGACCTGACGAAGGTCATCGTCCACAAGGACGGCCGGCTCGACCTGCGGGAGTTCGCGAAGACGGTGCACGCGGTCTGCCCGCAGTCGCACTGCGGACACCGGATCGACTACGACGAGGACCTGCTCGCGAAGCTGAACCGCAACGGCGTGGCGATCGCGCAGAACCCGGACGCGAACCCGGAGATCGTCTCGATCCAGGTCAACTCCTTCGCCATCGGCGCGCGCCATTGGGCGGACATCCTCGAGCCGTGGGTGCGCATGAGCATCCGTGGAGGGCTCTTCGCCCCCGAGGCGCTGCGCACGTTCATCACCGAGGAGCTCGCCGAGTTCTGGGAGGAGAAGCCGGTCATCATGACGAAGGAAATCCGGCTCGGCAGCTACACCCGACAGGAGGTGCTGAAGCCGAAGGCCTGGAAGGACGAGTGGATCCGGCTGATGGCGATGGACAATCAGCGCGGCAAGATGGGCGACATCCCGCACCGCTGGTTCGTGTGCCGGGCGTTCTCGAAGCCCGACGCGGGGGGCCGGGTGCAGAGCCGGCTGGTCGACTGTGGCCGGCTGAACGAGTGGAGCGAGTGCCGGGAGAAGCAGCTCGAGCTCGGCGTGCCCGACTGGAGCATGACGCGGCCGGGCCCGTGGACGGTCGTCGACCGCCGGCACGACCCGACCACCGTCGACGAGGTCTGCGCGAAATACAAGTGGTTCGGCCTGATGGGCTCGGACCGGGACGAGTTCCTGCACGGCGGGGACTCACCCTTTACGGGGAAGCTGATGCTCTTCACCGAGCCCCGGAAGATCGACATCGGCTACGGCACCGTGGAGCAGGGACGGCAGAGCGCGATCTACCACCTCTGGTCCTCGAACAAGGTGCAGGACATCCTCGCCCGGCTGCGCGCCGGCAAGGGTGGGGAGTTCGAGGTTCCGTCCGACATCATGGACTTCTGCCCCGAATACGCGGAGCACATCAACTCCCACCGCTGCGTCCTGGAACCGGACAAGGGCGGGCAGGAGAAGCGCACCTGGCCGCGCATCGGCGGCTGGCCGGATCACCTCTACGACTGCGAGTGCGAGCTCGTGGTCCTCGGCCTGATGGCGGGCCTTTTCAAAACCGAATGAAGGAAACAAACCCATGATCGAACCCAAAGGCAGACCCCTCTTCCTGCAGCTCGGCCGAGCTGGGGACATCTTCAACTCCCTCCCGCTGGCGGAGCGCATCTTCCGCGAGAGCGGCGAGCGGCCGATCTACATGGTCGCCGAGGCCTTCGTCGGGCTGCTCGACGGGGTGTCCTACGTCGAGCCGGCGGTCTACCGCGGGCCCTTCGAGGAGTTCATCCCGGCCATGTTCGAGGCCCGGAAGCTGACCGACAACATCACCGTCGGGCAAATCTACGGCAAGGGGCTGGCCAACGCCCAGAGCTGCATCTCGTTCGACCGGGAGTCCTGGTGCAGCGCGAACGCTTCGGTGCCATGGGGCACGCTCCCGCTGACCATCGACCGGCGCGACGCGGACCGTGAGGCCGAGCTGCTCCGGCGCTGCGGGCTGGACCCGGCCCGGAAGCTGGTGCTCCTGAACCTCGACGGCATCTCGTCGCCGTTCCCCTACGCGCGCGGGCTGCGCGAGGCCCTCGTGCGCGACCTGCCGGCTGGCTTCCAGGTGCTCGACATGACCCCAATCCGGGTCAACCGGCTCTACGACCTGCTCGCCCTCTACGACCTGGCGCACTGCCTCGTGACCATCGACACGGGCACGCTCCACCTTGCGCACGCGACGCCGCAGCTGCCCGTCGTCTCGCTGGTGAACCCATACCCGACCGACTGGCACGCCTCCTCCTGGCGCCCGTCGCACGTCGCGCGGCTGTTCTACAACGAGGTCCCGCAGGCCCTGATCGACGGCACGCTGGTCGAGCGCATCGTCAACGCCCGGGACGTCCGCACCCTGCCGAGGATCATCCACGTCTGGGCCGACTTCCGAAAGGACGAGAAGCCCGACCACGAGAACCTCCGGCGGATGCGCAACGCCCGGGCCTCCTGGGATCAGGAGTATACCTTCGCCCCGGGCCGCTGGCACCGTGCGGAGTTCCCCTCCGGCCGCGCGCGGACCTCCCTCGAGGTCGGCGACACGCACCCGGTCCCGTTCGTGCCGGACCTGATGAACCACGGCGTGCCCTACTGCCGGCAGGACTCCGACATCATCGCATGGTCAAACGCTGATGTATCCTTTGCCCCCGGGCTGACCGGCCAGGTGCTGGAGAAGTGCGCCCGCTACGGCGCCGCCTTCACGCACCGCTGGGACTTCCCCGCGCTGTCGAAGCCATTCGTCACCGAGGCCATGGTCCGCCGCGGCAAATGGTATCCCGGGAGCGACGCCTTCTTCTGCACGCTCGGCTGGTGGAAGGCCCACGGCCACGACTGCCCGGACCTGCTGATGGGACGGGAGCACAACGACGAGGTGTTCCGGTCGCTGATCAAGCTGACCGCCGGCGTCGAGTGCGAGATCGAGGCGGCAATCTACCACGAGAAGCACCGCTCGTTCTGGGAGGCCGAGGAGAATTTCAAGACCAACCCGGGCAACATCTGGAACCGGAAACTCGCCGCCGAGTGGTATCACCGGCACGGGCTGAAGTTCGAAGATTTCAAGCACTGGACGAAGCGGGTCGACCGCGCCACACGATGAACACACCAGCACCCCAGCCCGGCGAGAAGCACTACGACCCCGCCTACTACGACGCCGGCTACTACGGCGGCGGAGCCCGCGGGGGCTTCCGCGACTACCGCTACGGCAGCCAGGAGCAGGCCCAGCAACTGGCGATCAAGTGGGGCGCCTGCCAGCAGGTCGCCCACGAGTCCGCCCTCTTCATCGGCTGCGCGCTGGGCTTCGAGGTCGCCTACTGGCGGGCCCGGCTGAAGCGGGCCTTCGGGTTCGACGTGTCGAAATACGCCATCGACAACCAGATCCCGGAGGCGGGCGGGAACTGCTTCCTCTACGACGGCCGGACGCTCCCGCTGGCGGACAACTCCGTGGACCTGATCGCCACCTTCGACGTCCTGCCGCACCTGCCGGACGACATGCGCGCGGCGCTGATCGCGGAGATGGTGCGGGTCGCCTCCGCCGGCATCGCCTGGCGCTGCATCGTCAAGGACTGGAGGAACATCGACCGGGCTGTCGACGGGCAGGACGGGGCGTGGTTCCATTACTGGCGGTTCGAGGAGCTGGACTGGCACTTCACGAAGTCGGGCAAATTCCGCCTCAAGCGGCTCGAAATGCACTGGCAATACGAGGTGACCGCCGTCTACGAGCGGGTCAAAAGCTGACCGGAAACGGTGGACAACCCGCGCAAGGTATGGCCTCCCCAGTCCTCGACATCGGCGTCTATTCGCCCACCGAACAGCAGGCGCTGCTCACCGCGGCGAAGACGGAATACTCCCTGCGTCTTCAGACCGGGCGGGTCAACACCGGCTCGAGCGCCGCGCAAAGCTACGGCCTGACCGTGCTCTCGAACGACGATCTCGTCCGGCTGATCAACGGCCTCGCCGCGGCGCTGAACCTCGACTCGGTGAACGCCCGGGTCGAGCCGAACTTCAACACCCACCGCGGCTGCGCGATCCCGGGCTACCCCGTCACCCTGTGAACTTCGCCACCCTCATCCACAAGGCCATCACCGGGGAACTGCGCCTCGACCGCGCCCGGGCCCGGGAAATGCTCGACCTCAACCGGCGGGGCGCCGATGCGCGCAAGATGCTGCTCTACGCCGGCGCCGAGCCGGGCAACAAGCGGCCGAGCCCGAACCAGCTCTCCACGCCCGACGACTACAAGCAGGCCTACGAGCGGATCGTGCTCATCCGCGCCGCGCGCCAGCTCGAGGAGGACTTTCCCTTCTTCGACGGCATCCTCGGCGACTTCGAGACCTTCGTGGTCGGCGACCTCTGCTACCGCGCCGGCACGGGCAACGCCGAAGCCGACAAGGCGATCAACGATTTTCTGGAGTGGCAGTTCGACCAGTGCGACTGGTCCCAGCGCCTGGACCTGACGAAGATCGCCCGGCTCGCGGTGCGCACGAAGAAGCGCGACGGCGAGTGCGGGTTCATGCTCATCGACGAGACGGACTCCATCAAGCTGTCCTACATCTCGGGCGACCGCATCGGCAATCCGACCATGGCGGCGGGCGTCAGCGCCTACGACTACAACGGGATCGAGGTCGATCCCATCTCAGGCCGCCCGGTCAAGTTCAACATCTACCGCCGGCTCCCGAAGCTGAACGCCTACGTCTTCCAGCAGAGCGTCGAGCCGAACCAGTTCATCCACTACTACGACCCCTTCCGCTTCGAGCAGTATCACGGCGTCACGGTGTTCATGAACGCCATCGAGAACGGCTTCGACATCAAGCAAATCTCGGACTTTACGAAGCTGAACATCAAGTGGCGCGCGAGCCAGCTGCCCTACGTGGTCAACGAGCAGGGGCGCCCGCGCGGCACCGGCTACGAGGAGCAGGCCGCGAGTCCCTCCGGCGTGCCCCGGCCGCTGAGCGTCAACGTCGGCGACGTGACCCAGCAATACCTGAAGCTCGACGAGGGCGTGATGGAATACCCGAACGACTTCCCGAACCAGCAATACCGGCCGCTGATCGAGGACCTGAAGCGCGACTGCGCCATCGGCGCGAAGCTCCCGCTCGAATTCTGCTACCGCTCGGAGTCGGGCGGCGTCGTCCAGCGGTTCTACGTGAACAAGGCGGAGGCCACCTTCGCCGAGGAGAAGCGCTGGCTGAAGCGGATGCTCCTCAACCCCTACAAAAACCGGCTGATCCAGAAGGGCATCCAGACCGGCTACCTCGACCTCGCGAAATACGGCCTCGACCGGAAGCTCGAACGGTTCAAGGGCACCTGGCAGATGGGCCGGGCCATCTCCGTCGACTACGGCCGCGAGGTCGATGCCGACGTCAAGCTGATGGATGCGGGCGTTATGTCCCCGCAGGAATACGCCCTCGAGAACAACAAGACCATCGAGGAGGTGAACCTGCAGATCGAGCAGAACACCCTCGCGATCTTCCAGGCCGCGCAGCGCATCGCCACGAAGACGAAGCAGCCGTTCGAGGTGGTGCTGCCCTACCTGATGAAGAAATTCCCGAACCCGGGTGCCGGCATCAAGGCCCCCGCCGAAGTGGAAGCCGTGGACAAGGGCCTCGAGGTAGCAAAATGACGACCATCTCCGAACACGAACTGACGATGCAGCTCCACGCCGGCGCCGTGGACTCGAAGGCCGGCGTGCTTCGCGGCGTCACCGTCGCCCAGGCCGGCGTAGAGGCGACCGGCAAGTTCGTCTTCCTGGACAAGGACGGCAACCTGACCCGCGACCCGAAGCTGGCCGCACGGAAGCTGAAGGTCGTCACCGACGAGCAGACGCTCGACACCATCATGGCCGCGGCGGACATGGCCGGCGGGGTGCTGAAGGCCCGCTCGGATCACGACGATTCCCTCGAGGCGCGCGCGGGCTACGCCGACAACTTCAAGAAGGTCCCGGCCGGTCCCGAGGTCGGCTCGGACAAGGTGGTCCCGGCTCGCGTCATCTGCGACCTGCACCTGAACGATTCCTACCGCGACCGCGACGTCGTCCTGGAGACCGCCGCGAAAACCCCGAAGCTGATCGGCCTGTCGATCGACATGCTGCCGGAGTTCGAGATTTTCAAGGACCGCGCGCTGATGCGCATCTCGGAGCTCTACGGCGTCGACATCGTGGACGAGGGCGCGATCACGCACGACGGACTTTTTCTCAACCGAAGCGTGGACAAAACGCCAAGGTTGAAAACCGCAAAACCCGAATCCCTTCAACACATGGCCTCCGACGACAAGAAAACCCTCACGATCGACGACTGCATGGCCGCGATCAACAAGCTCGGCGAAGCGATGACCGCCCTCCAGGCCGCTGTCGCGCCGAAGAAAACGGACGGCGACGGTGATGCGATGGCCAAGATGGCCGCGCAGCAGAAAGAGACGGCCGAGAAGCTCGCCGCGGTGACCGAGGGTCTCGCGACCCTGCAGAAGGAAGCCGCCGCGCTCGGCCTGAAGAAGGGCGACGCGAAGGGCGGTTCCGGTGGCGCCGATGCCGCCGCGGAGACCGAGGCCCAGCGCCTCGCCGCCGAGAAGGCGAAGGGCGAGAAGTCCTACCTCCAGATCGTCGACGAGACGGTCGCCGCCTCGAACGGCAAGCTGAAGCGCTCGGACGCCCACCGCCAGGTGATGGCCTCCCACCCGGAAAAATACGCCGAGCACCAGCGCAATCTCGGCGTCTACGACGCCAGCAAGGACAACACCCTTGGCAACGCCAAGGCGAGCCGCTGAACCTGATCCGCAACCGAAATTCCCCCGAATAGGGGGAGAATCCCGCGAGGGACCTCCCCGAACAGAACGCAACCCAACCCGCTCCGACCATGGCCTACGATAACGCCACCATCAACGAAGGGGGCTACGGCTCCTACCTCGCCAGCGAGGCGATCACGCTCTACCAGCGCCTGAAGTTCGTCACCGGCTCCAGCCCGGACGGCAAGCCCAGCCTGGCGGTCGCCGCCATCGGCGAGCGTGGCGATTGCATCGCGATGCAGCCCATCGCGAGCGGCGCCTACGGCACGGTCCGCTTCCTGAACGCCCAGGGCGAGCAGTTCGGCCAGGCCAGCGGCACCATCGCTCTCGGCGGTGACGTCTACACCGCGGCCAGCGGCGCCTTCAGCGCGGCCTCCGGCGGCGGTGCGCTCCTCGTGGGTCGCGCCACGACCGCCGGCTATGACGGCGGCCCGTTCACCTGGATCCCGAAGATCCCCGCCGCCTGATCCGCCGGCCCCGACACCCTCTGACCCTCAACCCTCTCCGGAACCTCAACCCGCTCCCGCAATGGTCTACCAGAACGCCACCGCCCAGCCCCGTCAGGAACTGACCGACGTCATCATGGAAGGCCTGACCGACCGTCAGGACTTCATCGGCCTCCAGGTCCTCAGTGAGGTGCCCCTCAAGCTCCCGACCGGCCACGTGCCGAAGATCACCGTCGCCAAGGGCGACACCCTGCGCGCCACGCGCAAGGCCCGCACCCCGGGCTCGGCCTTCGACCGCTGGCAGTCCGCGATCGACGACCACACGATCACCCTCCTGCAGGTCGCCGAGGAGGTCGAGCTGCCCGACGAGCAGACGCTGATCTACGAGGACTACTTCGCCTTCGAGTCCGTCTACGCCATGGAGGCCGGCAACCGCCTGCTCCGCGGCCTCGAGCTCGACGTCGCCGGCGCCATCCAGAACACCGGCAACTTCGACGCGAACAACACCTCGGTCGCGTGGACCGTGGCCAACCTGGCGACCATGAAGCCGGTCGCCGACATCACCGCGGCCATCCGCCTCGTGAAGTCCCGCGGCGAGCGCGCGAACACCATCGTCTTCTCCGGCCCCATCTACGACATCGTCCGCCAGTCGGCCGACATGCGCAGCTGGATCGCCGGCTCGATCAACCCGGGTGCCCGAGTGAGCGAGGAGACCATCCAGCAGTCCTTCGCCAGCATGGGCATCAAGAAGGTCCTCGTGGGCGACACCTACGTGAACGAGAGCCAGGCGACGAAGAACAACTCGATCAACGCGATCTGGAACAACACCTACGCTTTCGTCGGCAACTGCCAGTCCGGGCAGCTGCACGCGGGCGGCGTCGGCCGGACGTTCTTCTGGGAGAAGCTCGGGCCGCTCCTGAACGTCACCAGCTACCGCGACGAGAAGGTGATGAGCAACGTCATCCGGGCGATCAAGACGACCCTGTCCGACATCACCAACACGCGCGCCGGCACGCTCATCACCACCCAGTGGTCCTGAGCGGTCTTCGTGACCTGATTTCGACCCGCCCAGGCCTCGCGCCGAGGCGGGTTTTCTTTTTCCGATGAACGCCCTCCACACCATGCTCCACGCGGTTGCCCCGCAGGTGCAGCCCATCCTGGGCGACCAGTTCGACTTCGGCACGCAGACCGGGGCGAACGGCCCCATCGGCTACTTCACGGCGGCGGACCAGAAGACGACGTTCGAGCTGACCGGCACGCTGGAGGACCTCGACCGGATCGTCGTGGTCGACGTGGGCGAGTTCGACAGGGGCAACGAGCCGGAGACCCTCGACCAGCTGACATACGAGGGGAAGCTCTACGAGATCCGCACGCTGAAGAAGGACGCCTCCAGCTACGTGCTCGGGCTGAAGAACATCGACCCGACCATCCCCGCCACGCCGTGACCCCGAAAATCACCATGCAGAAGGCGCAGGCTGCGTTCGCGGCCGGCGTCAACTATGCCGCCAAGCTGACCGGGTTCAGCCCGAAACGCATCATCATGGCTGAGGCGGGTTCGGTCCTGAAGGCCTGCGCGGCCGAGACCCCGATCGCCGACAAGGCAAAGGTCGAGCAGGGCGCCTTCCTGAGGGCCCTGAAAGGCTCAAGGCTGACCGGCCATGGTCCGGTGACGGTCAATGCCGGGGTGCGCGGCGAGAAGGGCACCCGAGGCCGGGTATTCATGCGCAAGAAGGACGGCCAGGGCTACCGCCGGACGCACAACACCGGCTTCCAGCCCATCAACCAGCACTATTCGAACGCCGACTGGCAGATGCTGAAGGGCATCGTCGACGCAGCCGAGGAAAAGACCGAACGGGCGCTTGCCCGGGCCCCGGACAGCATGGCGCTGGCGCGCGGCTCGTGGGTGCGCATCGCCGATCATGCGGGCATCAACCTCGAGGACGTGCCCGGCGGGCGCATCTCGGCCGCTGCCATCGCCAAGGCGCGAGCGGCAAAGGCCTTCAAGGGTCAGGAGGTGAACAACGGCACGAGCGTCACCCTGGACGAGAAGGGGCGCTTCGGGCTGACCCTGATCAACCGCTACCCCGGCGGGCAGGCCCCGAAACTGAGTTTCGGCCGGCTGCTGGCGGTCAAGATCGCCGGGCGGGCCAAGTTCCTCGCCACGGCCTGCCAGAAGGGCTTCGACGGCAGCCTGGAGCAGACCACGAAACTCTTCCGCGGCTGGACTCTGAAGCGGGCCGCGACCTGACCCTATGAGCGACATCTACGACCTCTACGATTTCGACGACCGCATCGAGGACGCCATCAAGGCCGTGCTCGTGGCCGAGTTGACGGCTGCGACAATCACCTGCGAGGTCTGGACGAGCCGGGAAGGGGGCAAGAAGGGCACGCCACGGCTCGAAGTGTCCTTCTCCCTGCACTCGGCCATGGCCCAGCGCACTGCGGCCGGTCAGGCCACGCCAAAGCAGGTCCCGAACTCCTTCGAGGGGTCGGTGGCGATCACCTTGTCGACCACCCGGCCGAGCGTGGCAGGCAACGCCGACCAGCACGGACGGATCCGGGGGCTGGCGCGCTACGTGATGACCGCCGGCGCCAAGAAGTTCAACGGGACGAACCTGCCGGGCATCCAGATCCTCGAAATGCTGCCGGAGGAGCAGACCCCGCGGGTATACGACGGCAAGAGCCAGGACCTGTCGATTCTCGGCTACCGCATCTGGTTCGCCATCCCGAACAACGCCTGGCCGAGCACGGCCTGAATTCCGACCGAAGCGTGGACAAAGGGCGATGGGTGAACCCTCGACCCTATGGCATACACTCCCTTTCAGGACGGCACCCAGGCCTTCGGCATTCCGGACTCACCGGTCTCGATCAACTCGGTGACCTACATCGCCGAGGACATCAATCTGTCCTACGGCCAGCAGCGGCAGGAGATCAAGGACGGCAACGGCGTCCCCATCGGTCAGGTGCTGATCCCGCAGGTCATCACGGGTTCGATGAAGCTGCAGCTGGCGACCTCGACCACCGTCGTCCCGGCGCGCAACCAGACCTTCACGCTGCAGGGCCAGACCTGGATCGTCGAGACGGTCGGCACCGCCTACACCCAGGGCAACTACGTCTACGTCAACGTCACCTTCGTCCAGAAGCTGACCTGAGGGGGAACTACCCCATGGTCGGCTCCCTGCAGGACCTGATCCCTGGCCTCCGCGAGGCCGTGGAGCAATACCGGAGCGAGGCGTTCGAGGCGTTTGCGGGCGTCGAGCCCAAGATTTTCCGGGCCATCGAGATTCAGCCGCTGACGGCGCGCATGTTCATGGACCTCGAGGGCGGGGAGTGCGCCTTCGTGGCGAAGTCGGACCGCCCGGTCGACGAGCGCGACATCGGTGTCTTCCTGTGGCGCTGCTCACCCTACTACCAGCGGGGCAACGAGGACCTCCGCCGGCTGTTTCAGGCCAGCTTGGTCCCGCTGCCGTTCGAGGACGTCCGGGACGAGATTTTCGAATACCTCCGTCGCAGCCTGGCAGGCATGCCGCTCTGGAAGGGCAAGCTGCGGGCCTCGCCGGGCGTCGGCCAGTGGCAGAGCCGCATCGTCCACATGTTCGCCAAGGAATACGGCTGGACCGAGGACTACATCCTCGACCTCCCGCTCCGCCGGCTGTGGCAATACGCGAACCGCATCGTCGAGGACGCCGACCCGGCCTACAAGGAGCAGGCGCCGGCCGCGCTGAAGCTGCGGGCCGAGTTCCTGACGAAGATCAACGCTCAACCCCCGGCGACGCCCGGGCTCAACTGAGCCATGGGCGCCTACGGTTCAGAGGTCAAAGCGACCCTCGGGGTCGACACCACGCAGGTCCCGCAGGACATGGCGAAGGCCCGCGCTGCCTTCAACAAGGCCGCGGAGGAGATTCAGAACGACTCGGCGAAGCACGGCGCCGGCGCTGGCGACAAGCTGGTGGGCGCCCTCGAGCACAAGCTGCTCGGCGCGCGGCATCTGTCCGGGGCGCTGGCGACCGCCCTCGGGCTCAACATCGAGAAGATCTCGGAGCACATTGCCGAGGCCATCGAGAACGGCTCGAAGGAGGGCTGGAAGCGGGCCGGCGAGATCGCGGACGAGAACTCCCGCCTGATCGGCGAACGGATCGAGGCCAATCTGACGCCGAAGGGCCTCGAGGATAACCTGAAGAAGCAGCTCGAGCGCGCGGTGAAGGAGGCCGAGGACCTGGCGAAGGAGCAGTCGGTCAAGACCGGCTACGGCCTGAGCTTTGCCGGCGGTGTCCCGACGCTGGTCAAGACCGCCTCGGTTAACCGGGAACTCTCGGCCGAGGAGCTTGAAAAGCAGCAGGAGGCGCAGAACAAGATTCTCCGGATTCAGGCCCGCATCGACGAGGAGGCCAAGCGCTCCCGCGAGCAGATCCTGCAACTCGACGAGGCCATCGAGTCCGCCCAGGACAAGAAGGGCACGCTCGCCGAGAAGGAAGCCTCCGTGAAGGAGCATATCAAGAAGCTCGAACTCGACTACGTGAACGGCAACTACACCGAGCTCGAGCTGAAGAAAAAGCAGCTGGAGCTGGTGCAGAAGGAGAACGAGCTGGCCGCGATCCACAAGGAGCAGAAGCAGCACGAGCTCGAACTCGCCCAGAAGACCCTCGCTGTCGAACAGAAGCGGGCCGAGCTCGCCCACGAGAAGACCCAGCTGGCGAAGGACGAGGCCAAACTGACGGACCGGAGCAAGCTGACGGTGGGAGAGTTGGCCGTGCTGCACACGAACAAGCGCAGCGCGATCGACGAAGCCGCGCAGGACTCGGAGAGGAACCGTAACCGGGCCTTCGAGTTCGGCCGCGACTCGGACCTGACGTCCGAGCAGGCAGCCGCCCGGGACAAGGCCGAGGAGATTCAGGACCTCGAGCGGAAGGCGGAGCGCGCACGGAAGTCCGGCGACACCGCCGGCGCCGCTTCCATCCTCGACCAGGTGGGCCAGATGCGCGACGCCCTGGTCAAGTCCGGCTTCACGAAGTCGACCGAGGGAGACCCGGCGACCGCCCTCCGTGAACAAATCGCAAAGGATAACGACGCGATCAAGAAGACCCTCTCCTCCATCGAGCAGATCGAGAAAGGGAAATACATCAATCAGTGACCCATGGCCGTCCCCGCTGCATATTTCGACGCGAACATCGACACCCCCGTGGAAGTCGAGGGTTCGCCCGCGATCTCGACTGACGAGGTGACCGGCAGCCGGATCATCAAGCGGTCCTATGCGCAGCGGAAGACCCTCTGGAACCGGCTCGCCTATGCCAGCCCGGACCCGTTCATCACCGGCGCGAGACTGGGGCCGGAGAATCCCGGGCAGATTGTCGGGCCGGTCCTGTTCTTCGACCGCACCTTCTACGAGGTCCCTGAGTCGCGCGTCGAGCCTCGGGAAATCTCTTTTCCTTATCCCGGCCGGTCCGCCGTCGAGTATTCGAAGATCACCGCTTTGCCCATCGGCTGGAATCCATACGGGGCAGCAGCTCCACAGACGCTGCCCGTCCTCGCCCGCGTGGAGTTCAGCTATGCCGCGGTCACCTCTCTTTCGCAGGATCCGCGGACACTTTTCAACGTCCCTGTGCAATCCCGGCTGACCTTCAACGGCGCGACGGTCGATTACTCCGGTCAGGTCTACGTGTCGGTCGGTAACGTCTCGATCCCTCAGGGTTCCGGTCAGCCGCCTGTTGTCGAGCCGCGCTGGCAGTTGGCTGGCTCCGTCGGCGGATTCGTCTCGGGTCAGGACTGGATCTACTCGGTCAACATCTCCCGCTGGCGTGGTCCCGTGTGGCAGATGGAGGTCGTCAAGGTCCCGAACTTCATTCTTCCGTGAGCCCGTTCAAACTCCTCGAGAAGGGGAAGGCGCCGACCTTCCTCGATGCAGCCTTCGGGAATCAGGTCCTGAAGATGCTGAACAACCTGATGGCAGCGCGGGTCGTGCCGTCGGCCGCTGGCAAGTTCGTGGTCACGGAGGGCGGTATCGTCCTCGACCTGACGCCGATGCAGGCGGCAGCACAGGCCCAGCAGATCGCGGACATGAACAAGGCGATCGCGCAGCTGCAGGGTCAGGTTGCCGGCCTAATCGGGTCGCTGAAGGGCGCGACGATCACCGCGGTCTGCAATCCGAGCGATTCCTCAATCACGGTAACGCTCACGATCCCGAAGCTGCCCTGATCTATGCCGGACGTCACCATCACCGGCAGGACGCCCGGGCCGTGCGGCTGCTGCAACCCGGTGACGCCGGGCTGCGAGATCCAGTGCCTCTCCGTCACCTCGTCCGGCTGCCCGAAGGACGAGGCCTTCGACTGCGAGCCGATCACATACCCGATCCTCGGCACGGCGTGCTTGACGCTGAACAACTTTATCCCGTGCCCCTGCGAGGAGCCGCCCACCCTGCGCGTCGTCACGGCCCAGGCGCGACTTCACATGACCGGGCTCACGCCGGGCAGGAACTACACCGCGACGCTCTTCTTCCAGAAGCGGCTCACCTTCCCGCCTGAATATCAGTTCGTGACGTGGGAGTTCACGGCGACAGCGGCCGAGGAGTTCACACCATACGTCGACATCCCGAACCCGTCGGCGACCGACCAACCCGGCTGGATCGCGAGCGGCTGCACGCTCGTCGGCGCTGCCTGCACCTTCGAGTGCAAGCGGTCGGGGACGACCTACCACTGCGAGCCAGGAGACCCCGACCGGATCTGCGTTATGGACACGGTGGAGGACGACCCGATCTGCGCCGCGGAGTATCATCCGCCTGACCCGAACGGGTGCGGCGAGGGCGTAGAGTGCCCGACTACGGAGGCGATCCTCCTGCTGAGCTGGCGCGCGCACTGCACCGGGCTGCAGGTCGGCGCGACCTACCGCGTCTCAAACACCTTCGTCGACCAGGACGGGGTCACGCAGCTTATGAGCGTAGACTTCATCGCGACGGCGCAGGATCAAACCACGGATTGGCAGGCGGGCCCGACGCCTGACGCCACGCACACGTTCTGGGAGCCGGTCCACGGACAGGGCTGCGCGATTGAGAAGATCTCATGAAAAACGTCACCGTCAGGACAGGAACGTTCAAAGCCGCCGACCCGGCGAAGCCGACAGGACTCGGGGACCTCGTCGGGAAGATCGCCACGCCGATCGCCGCTGCCCTCGGCCTTCCCTGCGTCGATCCCGCCACGAGGCAACTGCGACCTGAAAGCCCCTGTGCCAGACGTAAGGCCGCGCTGAACGCTGCCTTTCCAGACGTGAAGCACCCCCTGCGTCCGGTGGACAAAGCGCGCTAAGTAGCCATGGCCGCTACCCAGCTTTTCATCAACGTCGCGGCGAATTCAATCGCCTCCTCCCTCGTCCGCTCCCTGACCGACATGACGCCGGTCCCGTTCCCGGAGCTGGTCATCGGCGACGGCCGGGCCTACGAGCTCTACTTCGTGGACGGGAAGGGCGGCTACGCCCCGTTCAGCGGCGACGGCAGCTACATCCCCTACGTCGCAATCGGCGAGTGCGGGTTCCCGTCGGGCGGGACGGCGATCTGGACCTTCAACGGCCAATCGACCTCCGCCCTGGCCTACAACATCAGCCCGGCGGCGCTGCAGGCAGCCCTCGAGGCACTGAGCAGCATCGGCGCCGGGAACGTCTCTGTGGCAGGAGTGGCCGGCAAATACTACCTGATCACCTTCCAAGGTGCGCTCGGTAACGCGCCGCAGCCCGAGGTTACGGTCAATTTTGCCGGCCTGACCCCGGCCTCGACGGTCGACATCACCACGATCACCGCCGGTTCCGCATCCCCGGCGACAAACGCCGTCCAGCTGGCCTTCCTGGCCGAGAACCCGCTGACCTTCGCGGACGACTGGACGCCCATCACGAACGGCTGGACGGGAAGCCTCTCCAGCCGGACCGTCGAGGTCATTGAGGCCTTCGCCGCGGCCGGTGGCACCCTCTCGCGCACGTTTCAGGCCACGGTGGCCAACGCCGACGGGGTGCGGACCACCTACGCCAAGGTTGCGGCGTCGATCCAGTGCACGGTCATCAACCCGGAGAGCTTCGCCGGCGCGGACAAGCCCCTGCTGGCGACGCAGGCTGCCCTCAACGCGGCCGTGCTCGGTCTGAACAACTTCACCCGGGAGGCCCTGAGCTCGTCTGGCGCCGGGAATACGAACGTCACCCGGCCGGCTTCCTCCAGCCGGCATCACCTGGCGCGCGTTTCCCTGACGGGAGCCGCCGGCATCCGGACGATTTCGCTCCTGACCACGAACTCGCCGAATCCGGGCGACGTCATCCTGCTGGCCGTTCTGCCGGACGCGACGGCCGGGAACGAGGTCAAGGTCTACAACGCGACCACCGGCGGAACGCTCCTGGCGGACTTCACGACCGCGGCCGACTCGCAGCCCTACTTCCTGCTTTTCTCGTGGAACGGTTCGGCGTGGGAGCTGGACCTCGACGACTCAATCTTCCTCTCGAAGAGCGGCAACCTCGCCGGACTGGCCAACACGGTCACCGCGAAGGCCAACCTGAAGGCCCTCTTCGCGAACATCTCGGACAAGACGGCGGACTTCACCGTCACGTCGGCCGACGAGGGCACCCTCTTCCGGGTCAGCACGGCGGGCGGTCCGGTGGCGATCACCCTGCCGGCTCCCGGGGACGTAGACCCCGGCTTTCTGATCGCGATTCAGAAATACGATGCCGCAGCGCAGAATGTCACGACGTCCCCCGCGACGCGCACCCTGGTCGACGCCGGCGAGACCGTTGTCATCCAGAGTGACGGCTCTTCCTGGACGACTGTCTTCGCCTACGACCCCTCCGTCGAACCCCCGCTCCTGGTCGAGACGGTCGAGAACCGGCAGGACATCACCGGCCTGCAGGGAGAGACGGCGACGGACCTCGACGGCATCGCCACGGCAGCCGGCGCGACCACCGTCGGCTCGGCGCTCTTCATCTCCGCACGTGGCGGTGGCATCTGGGTCCTTCGAGTCGGAACCGACGCGGAGAGCCTGACCATCGTCCGCCCCTTCGACTTCGACGCCGTCACGAACGCCGTCGTCTGGGAGCTGCGCATGGGGGGGTTTACCTTGGCCGGCTTCACCGCGGCTGCCCTGAACTCTGGCGACGTCACCCCCAGCCCGACCGCACCGCTGACGACGCTCGTCTACACGGTCGGAGGCACCGCGCGCACCAGCAAGATCACGCTGGCAGCCCTCGGCGCCGCGCAGGCCGGATGGATCGTCAACCTGCGATTGGCGATGCCGTCGACCGCCGACATCATCGTCGAGGTCTGGGACTCGGCCGGCGGGTCCGCGATCTACTCCGTCAACTCGAATGACGGCGGCGGATCCGCCTTCAACGCCTTCCTGTCGCTCTACTTCGACGGTGCCGCCTGGCAGCCGCTCTCGAACATCGTCCCGGTCGTCTGACCGCCCCCGCTTTATGAAGAAGATCCTCGCCCTCATCCTCGGCGCGCTGCTTCCGGCCGCGCTCCTCGCCATCCCGGTCAACATCCAGAAGGACGGCGGCGCCCTCACGCAGTCGTTCACCGTGCCGAGCGGCGTCAGCATCTCCGCGACCGGGACGGGCACCATCAGCGCCACGTCGGTCACCGGCCTGTCTGTGGCGACCGGCAAGACGCTCACCGTCTCGAACACCCTGACCTTCACCGGGACCGACTCGTCCAGCGTGAACTTCGGCGCCGGCGGGACCGTGCTCTACTCGGGCGGCTCCTACGTCTCCAGCATCACTGGAACGACCAACCGGATCAGCGCCAGCGCGTCGACGGGTGCCGTCACCCTCGACCTGACTGGCCCGCACGCCTTCTCGAGCTTGACCGCAAACGCGGTGCTTCTCGGAAACGGCACGAGCCCCATTCAGGCCGCGAGCGACCTCAGCTACTCGACTCCGACCCTGACTGCCCCCAGCGGGTTCACGATCTCATCTGACTCTTCGCAGTTCACGACAGCGAGCAACAAGTCCGCCGGAACCTACACGCCGACGGCTTCGGCCATCGCGGATTACTCCGCAGGCGGTGTCGGCTGGCGTTTCACCCGGCCGGATGACGGCACCTACATCCACGCGATCTACAGCTACAACACGGCTTCAGGCACGCTGAACAACCTCGCCCTCTCATCCCGAAACGACTTTGTATTCACGACCGGAGGCAGCCCAGACACTGCCACCGAGAAGATGCGGCTGAAGAGCGCCGGCAACCTCCTGATCGGCGGCACCACGGATCCGGGTGGCAGTGGCGGACTCAAGGCGTTCGGCACCACGGAAGCGACGACCGGCGGCGCTGGCACCATCCTGACGGACGGCGGTATCTATGCCGCGAAGAAGATCATCAGCGCTTCAGGCACTGCGAGCACTGGGACCACCTCCGGTTCCCTAATCATCAGCGGTGGCGCTGGTTTCTCGGGCAACGTCAACGTTGGCGGTAATTTCAGCATCAACGGCTACAATGCCAGCCGCGCTTTCAACATCACGGCGGATTCCTCCTCGGTCGACTTCTTCGCCTTCACTGACACTCGCTCCGGGGGGTTCGCAAGGACTTGGCTTTGGGGACCAGGAGCCGGCGTCTCACACGGCGTCGGCTTTCGTGACAGCACTGGATCGACAAACGTGCTCGGAATCTTTGACGGTGCCGCAACAAATCCCTATCAGGTTCGCGCTCTCTCAACCACGGATGCCACGACCGGCGGGGCTGGCGCTCTGGCTACGGACGGCGGCATATACGCCGCGAAGAAAATCATCACAGCGTCGACCATCACCGTCCTGGGTGGAGCGACATTCTTGACGACCTCGTCCGCCCTGACCGACGGCGCTGGAGCTTCGACCGCGACCTTCACCAATGCCCCGGCAGCCGGCAATCCGACCAAGTGGATCGGGATCAATGACAACGGGACCACTCGCTACATCCCCGCCTTCTGAGCCTCGCGTAGGCTTGCAGTAGAGGCATGCATGCCACACAAAGCGGCCGATGAATATTTACCGCCTCCCCGTTCTTCTCTTCGCGGTCGTCCTGTCGGCCGCTTCCGCTTTTGCGGAACCCGTCAAGCTCAAGGTGTCCGCGATCCTTGAGCTGCATGCCGGCCTGACCGCTCTGGACGGCTACCAGAAGGAAATCCCGCAGGGCCGTGACCAGAACGGCGCCGAGCGTCCCTCGCTCGTGATGCCGGTGGGCTACAAGTTCCCGCCCGCCGCGAAGTGGGCCATCGCCGACGACCTGGCTGCGGTCAAGCGCGCGAAGGACACCTACGACGCCGCGGTGCTCGCCACGGTGAAGGCTGTCAGCCCTGACGGCACGGGGGAATCCATCGACAAGTCGCCCGTCCTGAAGGCGAAGTTCTCCGACGAGGTCCGCAAGCTGCAGGACCTGGAGCAGACGCTAGACCTGAAGCTGCTCACCCGCGAGGACCTGAACCTCGATGCGAACTCGAACATCCCCGGCACGGTGCTGACCTGGCTATCACCTATTTTGAAGAAGCCGTGAGTGACTGAGGGTGGACATCAGGCAAGATGCATGAACCCCTTCGTCGCTGACTCCATCGTCTGGCCGCTGACGGTCCTCCTGATCTTCCTGATCTGCTTCTGGCGGGTGCAACAGGACATCCGCCCGATCTTCGTCGCCGTCCGGGATGGTGTAGCCCGGGAAGCCGGCAGCAACGCCGCGGCCTACGCGATCGCCATCCTCTTCGGCCTGACCGCCTCCGCGTCGGCTTTCATCGACGTCTTCCAGCACCTCGACGCCGCCTCCCTCGCCGCCATGTCCTGGCATCAATACGCGACGCTCTGGGTGAAGGTGCTGAACCCGTTCTTCGTGGCGGTGTTGGCCTACGCGACCCAGAACAAGTTCAAGGTGGACAAGCCGGCAGAGGTGAAACCCTCCGTCCCATGAATAACCGCCTCCGACTCGTCATCGCCGCCCTCCTCGGGGCCGCTGCTCTCGCCCTCTCAGCCTGCAGCACCGTCCAAGCCGACGTCGCCAAGGTCATCCCGCCGGGCGAATACAAGTCGATCACCGCGACCGTGACCGGCAAGTTCAGCGCCACCTCCTTCACGGGTGAGGACGTGACCATCACCCCGGACGGCAAGATGGTCGGCGGCCACGTGCACTTCCGCCACTCGAACGTCTACGTCCCCCTGATCGAGGTGGACGTGCAGGCCGCGACCACGCTCTCGCCCGCCGCGAACAAGTGAGCTCCTTCCCGCTACCCCTCGTCATTCGCGCGCTGGGGCCTGAGGAGGTCCGCAACGCCGAAAGCACCCGAGCGCTTTTCCAGCTGCGCGAGGAGTTCCGCTACCTGTCGGACACCTTCGGGGAGATCGTCGTGCCGGCCGGATTCGTGACCGACTTCGCCAGCATCCCGCGCGCCGCCCTGTGGTATGTCGATGACGACGACCCCTGCATCCTGTTCCCGTCGGTCATCCACGACTACCTCTACACCCGTCGCGGGGATCTCGGGCTCGGGTCGCGCGTGACCTTCAGCCGGGAGCAGGCCGACCAGGTGCTCCGCGAGGCCATGCTAGTCTGCGGGGCCCGCAAGGCGCAGGCCTTCGTCGTCTACCTCGCCGTCCGCGCCCGCGGGGGCTCGCGCTGGAACTGACCTCACTCCTCCCATGAGCAACGCCACCGAAGACAAGCCCGTCAAGGTCACCGCCGAGAAGCTCTTCACGCTCCCCGGTGCACTCCTGATCTCCGTCGTCATCCTTGCCGGCTCCATCGGCATCGGCTGGGCGAACCTGAAGTCGCAGGTCGACGAGGTGCCCGTCATCAAGGCCCGGCTCGACGATGTGGAGAAGGACCTCCGCAAGATCGACGTGCTCGTGAACGATGTCGGCTGGATCAAGCAGGAGCTGCAGCGGCAGGCCCGGGAGGACCGCAGGCGTCCGACCACGCCGGGTTCCCCCTAAGTTTCCGTCAACCTCAACCCTCGAATCCCATGATCCCGTCCGTCGGCAGAACCGTTCACTACGTCCTCAACGAAGGCCCCAGCAAGGGCGAACACCGGCCGGCGGTCATCGTCCGCGTCTGGGATAAGGAACCGACGGAGAAGTCGGTCGTGCAGCTGCAGGTCTTCACCGACGGCAGCAACGACGGCTTCGAGAACGTCATCTGGCGGACCAGCGTGCCCCAGGACGCGGCCGACAAGCTGCCGGGCACCTGGCACGAGCCGGAGCGCGCCTGACACCCCTGGCTGTAAACGGTGAGGCCGGCAGGGTGTCACCCCCACCGGCCTCTGAAGCGTAGTCTGCGCGGACCTGTATGCCCTCGTCGCGGGCCGTCTGCCTCTCTCCGGAAAAGACGGTGCAGAAATACGCCTCGTTTACAAGCCCGGGGTGGCATGCATGCCTCTTGACCCAGACTGAGTGTAAAAAACCCCGCCACGTGGCAGGGATTGGCCGGGCGGTGGCATCCTGCGATTCAGGACACCCCGAAAAACCCGAACATCGGCACCCAACCAGCGCGGGTGGGATAGGCCTTCGGGGCCTCGGCCAGGACCAGCGGCAAGGAATAGCGTGCCCGGATGGCCGTTTCGATAGTCTGACGATTAACAAAAGTTACGGGATAGCGCACTAGGCGGTCGGAGAACCCAGCAGGGAGCGGGCCCGGGCCGTTCGAGGAAAGGGCGCTCGTCTGCACGATGGAGAACTGAGCGCCATCCGTCAGCCCCCACCGGGTCAGGAAGATAGCCTTGGCACCGATAGCCAGCAATTCGTTCACCGTGGCGACGGTGTCCGGAACATACTGCACGGCTCCGCTGGAAAAGACCAAATCAGGCAACCCGATCCGCTGCACTGCTTCGGCAATCGAACTGGCAAAGGTCAGTTCCTCGTTCGCCATCAAGGGAGAAGCCACTCGCACCATCGACGGCGTCTCGACCACGCACCAGTTCAGCCGGACGTTGCGAGGGAGCACATGCCGGGCGAAGAGGTAATGCGTCCCAGCAGCGCCCCCGAAGTCCAGCACGCGGATCACGTCCGATGATTCAACAAGGCGAAGCGCCGCCAGCACGCGGACATCTTCCGGCTTCGCTATAACGGTGGTCGGCATCTGTTCGCGCGCAGCGGCGGTCTTTCGTGACACCACTAAAGCCACCTCGTCAGAATCATAGCCCTCGGCGATGGAGGCCGCTGCTTCGGCGTATGTTGAAAAGGAACGTGACGCTCGAAGAAGTCGGATTCGGTCCTTCACGAGTTGTGGAATGAGATCACCGACGCGCATCAGGGTCATTCCATGGCTGAAAAACTGGCTCTTACAAGCCAGTAGCTCCCGGGGATGGGCTTGCCACGCGGTTCCGGGCTGGCGATAAGGTCGGGAACGTCCGAAACCACCTGCGAGGAACCCACCATGGCCCTGATCAAATGCAAATCCTGCGGCAAGCAGATCGCCAGCGATGCCCGCACCTGCCCGCACTGCGGGAAGACCTACACCAGCGCCGGCGGCATCCTTGTTGCCGTCATCCTCGGCTTGATCATCGGCGGCTGGCTGTTCTTCCGCCAGTAGGCCGGACGTTCGCTCCCATGGGGTAGAGCGGCATCAGGCAGGTCTGGCTGTCGTCCGTCCAGCGCATCGACCACCGGCTGAAGCTGCCGTCCTCCTTCCGGAAGTAGCCGGTGATGATCTCGTCGTTCCGCATCCTGAGCCGGACCAGCTTGCCGGCGTTCGGATCGTCGAGCACCCGCGGGAGCACTGCGGAGACGCCATAGGCAATGAGGCCGTCGGTGTAGGCCATGGTCAGTTCTGGTCCGTGATGACCAGGTCGTGCCGGGTCGGGTTGCGGTCCACGGCGGCGAACCAGTCCGGCGGGATGGGCCCCTTGAAGAGGTGCCATAGATGGGCGTCGGCGAAGGTGTTGATGAAGTCGGCCGAGGCGGGACGGCGGGTGCGGTCCACCTCCTTCCACGAGACGAGCCGGCGGACCTGAGCGGACGGGATCTCGACGGTGATGCGCCACTCGTCGCGCCGAAAGGTCAGCTTCGAGAACGGGCTCGGCCGGGCCCACTCCTGCTGCCAGTCCGGATTCTCGGTCAGCCACTGCCAGCCGGCGACCATGCCGACCTGCCCGTCGGAATTCATGGACCACGGGATGACGCCCTTCGTGATGCCGGCGATGTGGATCATGGCCATGTGCTGGCCGGAGGTGAAGTGGTAGAGCTTCATGGAGAGAACGGGCGCAGGTTGACGGTGATGGTGCAGCGAGGGTCCCCGCCGATGAACTCGGGCGGAATCTCGACCAGGCGCCGCACACGGCGGAATAGGTAGGCGAAGGCGGTCTTCACGTTTTGATGCCGACTGCGATCGATGGAGGCCGCGGCATCTCGCCCCACGGTTTCCACAGGTGCAGCACGTTCGGGTGGTTGTTCACGTAGTCGGACCGGGGCGGGTGGAACTGCACCACGCACTCCTCGGGGTCCCAGAACTGGTCCTTCAGCCAGCACATCTCGTCCCAGCTGGGCACGCGCTCGCCCTTGTAGTCGAAGGCCCGGGCGGACACGTGCTCCCACGGGATCTCCGTCATGCCCTGCGAGGCGATAACGATGAACTCGGTCCGGCCGCGCTTCAGGTAGAACGCGCCGTGCTGTTCCCCTTCGGCGCTGGCGTAGGGTCCGGTCCGCTTGCGGGCGTTCTCGAGGTGTGACCAGTCCTGCCTCACTTCTGCTCCTCCGGCTTCGGCTGCCTGACCTCCGGCCGCGGGAAGATCGTCTTCCCGTCGAGGTGGTCGATCTCGTGCTGGAAGACCTTCGCGTAGAGTCCCACGACCTCGCGCTCGATCAGCGTGCCCCGCTCGTCGGTCCAGCGGCAGCGGATGGTCTTGTGGCGCGGCACGACACCCCAGCGGCCGGGCCACGACAGGCAGCTCTCGCGGCCGAGCACGACCTCCTTCGAGCGCTCCAGGATGATCGGGTTGATGACGTAGCTGATCGCCGGGTTCCGGTAGCAGAAAAACCGGAGCATGATCCCGAGCTGCGGCGCCGAGAGTCCGACCGCCCACTTCGCGCGGTTCATCTGGTGGAGCATGTCGGGCATGACCGGCCAAACCTGGGCGTTGATGTCGGCGACGGGCTCGCAGACCTGGTAGAGGCGGTCGTCGGTGGGTTTAAGGAGCGGCATGGGCGTCGGGAGTTGAGGTTTTGTCGATGTGGAGATGAAGCATCGCGATCGCGTCGCACTCGTCGGGCCCGAGCCGTCCCCAGCCGCGCATCTCGGCCTGGTCGATCATCGCGTCCTTGTCGGCGTTCCCAGACCCGTGCCAGAACTTCTTAATCGTCCCGGGGGCGTAGCTGAACACCGGCAGGTCATTGCGGGCAGCGACCTCGAGGAGGATGCCGCGGAACCCGCAGCAGATGTCCCGGGCCGGGGCGCTCTTGAAGAAGCCGGTGTATTCCGTGACGAGCTGCTCGGGCTTGTGCAGGTGGATGGAGTCGGTCAGGAAGTTGCGGAACTTGAAGAAGGCAGCCCCCAGATGCTCGTCGGGCTGGCGCTTCAGGCCGTGGATCCGCTTCATGGACTCCTCGCCGTGGGTGATGATGCCGTTCGAGAGGCAGGCCCAGCCGACGTTTGTCGCGAGGTCGAGGGCGAGGATTTTCGGGCCGTTGGGGTAGGTCATGGGAATTGTTCCACGTGGAGCAGTGGCATGCATGCCTTTGCTGGTCAACGGCTGGTCTCCAGCTTGGTCCAGGCGTCGTCCTGGTCGTGGTGATGCTTCGCGGTCCACCTGATCATGTAGCTCCGGAGACCGTCGTGCCAGAAGCCAGGGATACCTGATTTCAGGCACCAGACCTCGTGGTCGGTGCACGGCGGGTTCTTCGCGTGGGCCCCGTTTGCCATGTATTCCTCGAGCTCGCCGGTCCAGCCGGTGGTCAGGAGATAGAGCCACTTCGGGGTGACGGCGAACGCCAGCTTGTCGGCTACGCATAGCCGGCTGGCGGTCTTTGCCATGGCCTTCGCGTAGTGGCGCGAGTGGAAGAGGCAGAAGTTGTGCCAGTGCATGCTGCCGGTGACCCAGAGAACGATCCGGGCCCCCATCTCCGGGTGACGCTGGCCTTCCTTGCCGTCGATGTCGGGCTTCTGCCAGTAGCCGAAGTCGTGAACGAAGAAGCAGAGCCAGAGTTGCCACTGGCGGGGGAAGCCGTAGAGGCGCGTCCAGGCGACAGCCAGGCAGAGCGGGTGAAGGAGGAACTGGTGGGCGCCAAAGAGGACGCTGCGGGTGCCGATCTTCATTGCGTGATGCGTTCCCGGCGTTCGATGTGCACCCAGCTGCGGAGCGGGTTGTGGTCTTCCTCGGGAGCGATGCGCCACTGCAGCGACTCCGACTTGCCGGCGCTGTTGCGGATCAGCATGTCGGCGTCCTTGTAGCTGACGAAACGGTGCTCGAGCCGGCGGTAGCACGGCACGATCTTGAAGAACAGGCGGCGGAGGGTATTCATGCGCGGATTAGTTGGGTGAACGGGGCGAAGTTTTGGGGCAGATAGAACCAGGCGCAGGTGTCGCGCGGTGCCATCGGGTCGACAGCGACCGGGCACGGGAACTTGCAGCGGTAAGCCACGAGCTCGTTGAAGCTGTTCACGCTGAGGACCACGCCGACCGGCCACTTCGGCTCCCGGCCGAGGACCTTGCGGGCCTCGAGGATGTCCGAAGTGACGAGACGGGGGGCACGGACTGAGGGTGGGGCTTTCATTTTGCAACGGGCTGAAGGTTGGCCGGCCAAGTGCCGTCGATGTGCTGTCCGCTGGCGCACCAGTCCCAGATCGCGGAGTCCAGCTGGCGGGCAGTCATGCCTCGCTTCTTCGCCTCCTCCAGCATGATGACCTCGAGCAAGGCATACTTCCGGCCTGAGGGAGTCGACAGAGGCGCCTCGTGCCCGATGAACCGCAGCCACTTCAGAACGTGAGTATCCAGCGCGGCGTGCGCAGCATCAGGGCGAGTCCAGATGATGAAGAAGCGCGAGGTCTTCGGGCCGATGCCGTGGATCATCTCCAAGGCCTCGGCGCTGACGGTCGCCAAGTTGGGCGAAAGGTGGGCGACGTCGGAAAACCCGATGGCGAGCTTTCCGTAGTTGCCAGTCCTGGCCTGCCGGAGACGGTTCTCCAGTTGCCCCACCTTCACCAGATGACGGATGTGGGCAAATGGACTGACCGTGACGCCTTCGAAAAAGCGGCCCAGAGCGTTCTCAGCGAAGGTCGCGCTCTTTCCGGCGACAACCATGCTGTAGAGGAGGCGATATTCGAGGACGCTGGCTTTCATCGGTCGGGTAGGCTCATGTGGGACTCGACGAGAGAGACCTCGAGCGTCGCCCCGGACTCGCCGCGCACGGTCACGAGAAAGTCAGGGATGGCGCCGCGCTTCGTCAGGCCGTTGTCCTTGGCGGCGGTGATGATGCCGGTCAGGCGTTTGCCGTTGGGGCCGTCGAAGGTGGCCTTCAGGCCGATTAGGTCGGTGGGATTGATGCCTGGCATAAAGGGGAGGTAGATGAACTCGATCCGGGTGATGGTGGTCGCTGGTGAACAGCCGAGGTGGGAGTCGCAGAAGAACTGGACGAACTGCCACGGCTTCATCTCCGGGAAGCCTTCACGCCTGCACTCGCTGGCGCCGTAGAAGGGATCCTGCGTCATGCGCATCAGCGGTTCGCGCCTGACGTTGACGGCCTCGATCGGCCCGAGCCTGACCAGCGGCTCGCCGGCCTTGCGCCCCATGCACTTTTCGCAGCCCATCAGGCGTTCGCCTACCTTCAGATTCAACCATTCCAGCCGGCGGGTGACGTCCTTGCTCTGCGCGAGGAACTGCGGGGTCGTGAGACTGAAGGAGATGTTGCGCATGGTCAGGTCACTCCATCCAGCGGACGCAACTCCTCGTCGTGCACTCCGCGTGCACGTGCCCGTTGCTGCCGGCGATGGAGTAATGAAGCCGGCCGGTGAGGCAGATCGGGCAGTCGAGGAACCCGCGGACATCCCGCTTGCCCTGGGCGTGGTCGATGATGGCTTTGCGCGCGGTATTGATCTTCCGGATGAACTTCTCGTCCTCGACGTCCTCGGCCAGGACAGCCTCCATGCCCGTCGGCTTGAACTTGGGGCACACGGGGCGCACCTGGCCTTCCCGGAAGGGCGGGATGCACGGGAGACCCCCGCGCGGGTATTCCAGCCCGGCCTTGCACTTGTCGTTCTGGCACCCGTTGAAATGGACGCAGGTGTCAGCGCGGCGTTCGCGCTGGCGCTGGTTGGCGGCTTCGGCTTCGAGGTTCATGGCTCAGTCCTCGAAGAGTTCAGCGCTGGCCTTCAGGTCACCGCGGCCGACCAGCAACTCGAGGCCCCGCAATTCCCCGAGGTAGGTCCGCCAAGTCCCGCCGGCGGTGTCGATGCCGGTCGCCTGCGAGACCTCTTCGTAGGACAGGGCGCGCGGGTAGGCCTCGACCACGACGTCGAAGATGCGGCGCTTGCCACTGTCGCCGAGACGCTGGCGCCAGTATTCGCGCAGAGCCTCGCCGGTCGGGAGCGGGGTGTAGGAGCCCAGCGCAGCCACGCCGGCCTCGGTGATGCGCATGTGGTCGCTGCCACCTTCCACCCATCCAGCACCCCGCAGCTCGCCCAAATAGGTCCGCCACGTGCCACCGCTGGCCGAGATGCCGGTCAGCAGGGAGAGCTTCCGGGCAGCCATGCCGTCCGGGTATTGCGCGAGGGCGATCAGGATCCGGCGCTTTCCGCCGGTGCCGACCTCCGGGGCAGGCGCCTGAACATGGGAGACGCCCTGAACGCGAAGGGTAGCAGTAGCACGGGGGAGAATGCCGTCCGTCCGCTGGGGGCGGGCCGGCGGCGTGCGAGGAACGGCCGACGCCTGCGCTTTTTCGCACACCTCGATTCGCTTCGTGACGCCGCCAATGACGTCCGCGAAATCTTCGGCCATCTCGGCGAGCCGGTGGCTGATGCCATCCAGGACAGCCCGGTCGGCATCCGAGAGGACCGGGAGCTGGACAGTCTCGACTTTGGACGGCTGAGGCTTGGCGAGGTCAGCGGTCAGTTTCGCGTGTTCCTTCTGCAACGCCGCCAGCTTCGTCTTCAGCGCGGCCGGGTCGTTCTCCTTCGCCCGCTCCAAGGATGCGGCGATGTCGGCTCCCAGCTTCGTCAGGTCGGCCTGGGCGAGCTGCTTCGGCGTGATGACCTTCTCGCCGGGCTTCGGGGTGGCGCTGCTGTCGAAGGTGGTCCGGCGCCGCACGACGACCTTCTCGAAGATATCCCCGAAGCCGGGCGACCAGAACCAGGCCGTGCCGATCGGCAGGCTAGGCAGGCTCTCGACCATCTGGCGGGCCCGCTCGGTGTCCGCGTGAACGTGGACCCACTCCATGACTGCCTTGATGTCGAGCGGGTGAACGAGGCGCATTGCCACCAGCACCTCGCACTGTGTCAGCACCTGCTTCGCGAGGTCCGCCGGCCGCTGGGTGATCAGGATGACGCCGAGGCCCTTCTTCCGGCCTCGCTTCACGACGTCCTCCATCGCCCCCACCATCTGGGCTTCGTCCCCGAAAGGCTTCTGCGGGCAGATGTCGTCCGACTCGTCGACCACGAGGGTCAGCGGCAGGCGGTTCAGGCGGTAGAGCGTCTCGAGGAAGGCGACCATGAACCGCCGCACCGCACCCTTGCGGAGCATGGAGACGTCGATGATCGCCGGGAAGCGCTGCTCGACGATGGCGCGGACGATGGCTTCACCGGAGCCTTCCTCGAGCGGGAGGTCGGCGTGCTCGCCGCCGAAGATGACCACGGGGAAGCCCTTCCCCTTGCCGTCAGCGCTGGCCTTTATGCCCCAATGGGCGCCCGTGGGGTCGATGACGACGGGCACCTGACCGGCGGCAAGGAGCTCCTCCATGATGACCGCGGCGGTGTAGGTCTTGCCGACGCCTCGCTTCGCCAGGATGGCGGTCGATTGCGTCGCGAGTTCAAGCGGGAGCCGGAAGGCTGTGCCGCGCTGGGTGGTTCCGAGTTCAAGGTTCATGCGAGTCGTTCGTAGGCCAAGAGCCGGTCCATCTGCGCGACGGCCTCCTCCCGGGTGATGGTGCGGCCTTCGTATTTATGGGCGTAGAAGCCGGCCACGTAGGGCTTCAGCCAGTCGGAGTGCTCGAGGATGTAGGGGACCTGTGGGTCGACCCGGGCTTGCGTCTTCAGGTGGCAGCGCTGGCAGAGCGCGAGGAGGTTCCACCAGACGCAGTTCGACTTGTTGCCGTCGAAGTGGTGGACGGTGGCGACGCGCCACTCGGCAACGACGATTCCCACGCGGTCGAACTCGGCCATCGCAGCGATCGCGGTCCTCGGTGCGAGGCGGGTCGGTTCAACATCGCCGTCCCGTAGGACAGCAAGTGGTCCACCATGACGGCAAAGACTGTCGCAGGGCGTCCACTGTCCCTTTCCGTGCTCGCCCTTGCGGTAGGGATGACCGCAGCGGATGCAGCGGTGACCAGCTTCAGCCCAGACGCGGTCGCTGATTTCCTTCCAGTCGGCCGGGTATTCGCCGGTTATGTCGAGGACGCGGGGCATGGTCAGGTCCTCGAGGCTGGTGCTTCGAATTGCTGCACATCGAACAGCGAGGGCATGGCCATCTCCTCCGCGGCCGCGCGGCAGTAGTTGGCGCCGTCGATGAAGTAGGCGGGGTTGAGCTCGAAGCCCACGCCCACCCGCTTTTTCAGGATGGCGCGATAGGGCACCGTCATCAGGCCGCCGAATGGGTCGAGCACGGTCTCGCCGGGCATGCTGAATTGCTCAATGACGCGATCCGCCAGGTCGAACTGCATGGGGCAAAGGTGCATTTCCTTGCCCTTGGCGGCCTGCGCGCCGTTGAGCGTGAGCATGCGCGTGATGTCGGTCCACACGTCATCATGCCAGCTCTGGGGCTGCAGGAGCATGAAGGTGACGGGCAGCCGGCCATCCTGCTCCAAGGCCTCGCCGAGCTTCACGTGGTGCTCGAAATCGTAGACCCGGTTGAGCGAGTAGTCGCGGAAGATCTGGAAGATGGCGTCATGCGGCAGGTCGCGCAGCTCCTCCGGGCGCAGCAGCCGGTTGCCCGAGGACCTGGTGAAGCCGTGGGCGTCGATCTGCCAGCGCGAGCGCGTATAGCGCTCCTTGGACTTCACCACGGGCTGGTCGGCGTAGCTGTTCACCGACTGCGACGGCGGCTTGCGGAATAGCAGCAGGTATTCCGGCATGCCCACGCCCATCTTCGTCCCGTCCTTGCATTGCTCCGTCCAGCCGAGGCGGTAGGTCTGGTTGTTCTCGCGCACCACGTCAGTGACGATCGTTTTCATCCCCATGTAGGCGAAGCCGTGGCGCACGTAGTGCCGGATGCACTCGACGTGGAACGGATAGACCGTCTGGAAACCCATGCCCGTGAGCCCGCCGGGCACGATGCGATCCTTCACGTGGATCGCGGCGATGCGGCCGGGCTGCAGCACCCGCAGCATCTCGGGCGTGAGAAAATCCATCTGCTCGAAAAACTCGGCGTTTCCCTCGCTGTGGCCGAAGTCGGCGTAGTTGGGCGAATACTCATACTGGGTGGAGAACGGGATCGAGGTCAGGAGAAGCCCCACGCTGTTGGCCGCGGTGCGGCGGATCTCCTGCACGCAGTCGTTGTTGACCAGGCGGTAGCCGGGCCCGGTGATTTCCACGCGCTCGACGCCGAGCTTGCGGGTGAGGGTGTGCGCCATTGCGGCGTGGCCGAGGCCGTATTCGCGGATGATTTCAGTCATTTTTGCCACCATGTGGTTGTGTTGGGTCCATTTCCTCTCGAGCTGCTTGCGCACCTCGCGCTCGGCCTCGGTGAATATCAGGTCGATCCGCACCGGCCGCTGCTGGCCAAACCGCTGGATGCGGTGGATGGCCTGGATGAAGTCGTTGAACTTGAAACCGATTCCGAGGAACACGGCCCACGCGCAGTGCCGCTGGAAATTGCAGCCGCTGCCGGCGATGACGGGCTTGGCCGCGAGCTCCTGAAACTTGCCGTCGGAGAAATCCACGATCGCCTGCTCGCGCTCCTCGAGGTCTTGGGAGCCGTAGACGCTCACCACGCCGGGCAGCGAGGCCTCGATCGCGGCGCGCTCGGCCTCGAGGTCATGCCAGATGATGCGGTGCGCACCCGGGTCCTCGGCGCGGATTTCGAGCAGCTTGGCGATGCGGGTGTCGAGGCTGATGCGCTTCTCCGCAGCCGCGTCCTGCACGCCAATGGCGGCATCGCGGAACAGCTTGGACTGACCCGAGCGCTCGTGGCCGGCCTCGCTGTGGTCCGTGGGCACCTCGTGCCAGCGCACCTCGATCGGTGGCAGCACGTAGCCCTCGTCGGAAAACCCGAGGTCGGACGGCCGCTGCAGGAAGATGGCCCACGAGGCGACCCAGAGCCAGAACTCGCGCTCCTTGTGCGGATGGATGGTGAGTTGGTCGGCCTTGGTCGAATCGCGCTTGAAAAACCGGGTCTTCGCCTGGCTGACATCCATGATGCCGAGGAAGTCGGCGTAGGCCAGCAGCTCGATATACTCGTTGGGCGACGGCGTGGCCGTGGCCACAAAGCGGTAGCTGACGCTTTTCCCATCCTTCCGGTGGTTGCCGGTCGGGCCACCATCGCCGGTGAACAGGCGCATGAACTCGCGGAAAGTCTTGGTGCCACCGAAGCCGCGCAGCACCGAGGCCTCGTCCAGGCTCGCGACGGTGAAGCCAGCAGGGTCGAGCTTGCCGTCGCGCACGGTCTCGTAGTTGGTGAGGTAGATGCCGGTATCGCCGGCCTCCGCGATTGAGCGGATGAACTTCGGAGCCTCGGACCAGCCGAGGATCTGCTTTGCATCGCGGCGGAACTCCTGACGCACGCCAAGCGGGATGACGATGAGTCCGCGACCGCCAACACGCTCGAGGACCAGGCGGACGGTCTCCAACTGGATGACAGTCTTGTGCAGGCCGAACGCGGCGAAGCATGCCCGACGGCCCCCGGTGACAAGCCAGCGCACAATTGCCCGCGCGTGCGGCTTTAGCCCTGGGTTGAGCTGAGACTCGGCAACATCGAAACCCCATGTCTCCGCGAGCTTCACCTTGGAGCGGAGGAAAGAATCATAGTCTTTGTCGATGGGCTTCATCAGAACGCGGTCTCCCCTTCCGCCGGTTTCGCCGTGGCAAAGCTGACCACCTTGCACTCCTCGCGCAGGCGACGGAGCACGGCCTTGATGCGCTCGAGGTCCGCGCTCTTCGCCTCCCCGAACTCCTTGCCCTCCTTCAGCTCGTCCTCCTGGCCGATCTGGCTGGTGATGATGAACGGCCGCTCGTGGCGCATGCGAACGTCGATCAGCTGCTTCACCACATCAACCAGCTTGCTCTCCCGGCAGGCGCTCAGCAGAACGTCGTCCATCAGGAGGACGTCGTAGTTCGCATACTGGTCGAAGGTGGAGTTGTCGAAGCCCTGAACCAGCGAGCGCAGTTTCTCCGGCCACAGGACGCCCACGCGCTGGTCGCGCACCAAGTGGTGCTGAAGGAGCAGCATGCCGACCCGCGTCTTGCAGGTGCCCGTCGGCCCGTAGAGGAACAGGCTCTTCTTCGGATCCTCCTTCCGCAGGTCCTTGAAGACTGCCAGCGGGAAGTCCTTGTGCTTCGGGTCAGTCTTCCGGAAGCGCTCGGGGCAGACGTGCTCCCAGTAGCGCTGGTGCAGCTTCATCTTCTCGTCGTGGGTGGCCTTCTCGATGCAGGCGTCGCAGGCCACGAATGGAGCAACGATGCGCCGGCACTCGAAGGTGGTCGGGCAGTGGTTGCACTTCACGCGGACCATCTCGTTCGCCAGCGGATGCTTCGTCAGCGCTGCCAGCGTGTGCACGTTCATCCTCGGCAGGCTGGGCAGTTCGAAGGCCACCCGATCAATCTCGTCGTGCTTGCCCCATCGCTTCGGGTTTAGGTGGCCGATGACGTCAGCAAGACGCGCGATGGTCTGCTCCAGCGTCTCGACAGGACGTTCTTCGACTGTGGCTTCCGTGCTCAAGCCGCGTCCTCCAGAAGATGGGCGATGTCGCTGCGCTGTGACTGAACAGCCAAGACGAGCGCCCGGGCGAGCCGGCGAGGAACAGCGTTGCCGATCTGCTTCACCTGCTCGGTCTTTGTGCCGGTGAACTTGTAGTCCCGGCGGAAACCCTGCGCCGCTGCCAGCTCGTGCGGCTGCAGCATCCGGAAGCGAACGTCCAAAAGGTAGCGCTTGCCGTCGACGATCACGACAGGCCGGACCAACCCGAAGCGAGCCTTGCAGGTGGCGGTCCCCAGCGGGAGCTTCACGCTCTGGGCCTTGCCCGTCCCGTAGTATTCCACGAGGAAGGGCTCGACGAGGGCGATCGCACCGTCCGTCGCCACGGTCGGAGCCGGCTTGCTGACCGGCCGCAGGACCCCGCCCGCGTGCTGGGGAAGGAGAGACGGTTCAATCAGTGCCAGGCCCCGCGTCGTGGTCGTGACCGTCGGGGCGGGCTTCTTCACAGACCGGGCCTTGTTGCTGCTGTGCTGGGGCAGCAGGAAGGGCTGAACGAGACCATGGGACACGCCTCCCGCGGTGACTGTGTGAAGGGGTTCTTTTACTGATCTTGCAGGACGGTCTTCTTTGCCCGACACGCGGACAAGGCACGGCTGAACCAGAGAAAAAGCCCCGCCTTTAGCGGTCGTGATAGTTGGGACTGGCCGCTTCAGGCTCCGAACGCTGCCCTTGTGCTCCATGGTGATCAGGAACGGTTCTGCAAGGTGAAGGTGCCCCTGAGCTGTGACCGTTGGCGCCGGATGCTTCGTGCTGTGGGTGCGCGGAACCTGGCCTCTGCGGTCGCCCTGTCCCGGGACCATGAATGGACCGAGGCCAAACTTCTCCAGTCCTGCCCAGATGCGGTTCAGCGTCTTGTCGCTGAGCGGACGCTTGCGTTCGAAGATGCTCTGGCCGTGGAGCGTCCAGTCGATGACGTCATTCTCGGCTGTCGCCCATGCCCGGCGCGTGCCCAGAAGGTCCGTGTCCTCGGCTGGTGCGTGCGTAGGATCCGGCCAGACAATCTTCCGCTTGCCCCGCACAGCCTGAACGAACAGCCGGCGGCGCGTAGTCGGGTCACCGTAATCCGCAGCGCACAGGACTCGCCAGTCCACGGAATAGCCAAGGCTTTCCAGCGCGCTGACCCAGGCGATGAAGGTCTCGCCGCGCTTCGACTTCAGCGGCCGACCGTTGCTGCCGATGCCGCCCCACGTTTCGAACTCCGGGACGTTCTCGACCAGAATGACGTTCGGACGGAGCGCCTCAGCCCAGCGGACCACGCACCAGGCCGTTGCGCGGCTCTGGTCGTTGATCGGCTTCCCTCCGCGCGCCGTGCTGTGATGGGTGCACTCAGGAGACGCCCACAGAAGGTCGAGTTCGCCATCCTTGAAAAGCTTGCGAGGGTCGACGTTGTCCAGAGACGTGCACAGGTGACGAGCCCCGGGGTGGTTCGCGGTGTGGGTGGCGATCGCGACGTCCCAGTGGTTGATCGCGGTCAGCTTCACGCGGAAGCCCATCAACTCGGCTGCCTCGACGGCGCCGGCAGATGTCCCGCCAGCACCGCAAAAAAGGTCGGCAATGTTCAGACGAAGCATGGTCAGATCCGGTCGTAGGTCTTGCTCGCGGTGGGCTTCTTTGTGCCGGCCAGCGCCACGCCGTCAGAGCCGTAGCCGTTCGTCTTCCAGTTGCGCACCGCGGCCTGCCAGTCCTTCATGCGGTGGTCGCCGACCTTCCAGCCCTTGGCGGCGTAGGCATCGCACCACGCCTGACCGTCCATCGGGTAGCCGATGAAGGCGCTGTAGGCCGTGACCTGCTCAGGCGTCGGCGGGACCTTCTTGCGGTCTCCGAAGTCGGAGGCCTTCGACGAGGCGTCCGGGGTCTTCGGCGTGCAGGCTCCTTCGATGATGGCGCCGACCTCCGTCCAGGTCAGGGTCTTGCCGTCGGCGACGGCCTTGGTCTTGGCAGCCTTCAGGAGCGCGACAGCCTCGGCGGCGATTTCTTTCGGTGTGAGCATGTGGAAAAGGGTGGGCCGGATATACCGCCGGCCGCGGTGGGTGACCTCCAGGGCTCGCGTTACTCGTCGTCCCCGCCGCTGGCCTCGGCGGTGTGGCGCTTCAGGACTTCCTCGAGGACGTAATCCACGCCCTCGTGCCGGTAGTAGCGCAGCCCGAGCTCGTTCAGCGGGAGCTTGTCCCGGTTGGCCACGAGCAGGCCCTTCAACTTCTGCTTGGCGGCGATCTCGCCGGGGGATGCGTTGCAGCGCTCCCGTTTGGCCGTCTCATACTCCTCGACCGCCTTCGCGATCAGCGGGATTTTGAGGGGAGCGACCCCGGGGGCAGCTCCGAGCGGCAATTCTGTGCTGGGTTTCTTAGCCATGTTTCTCCTTTGCGTGACGGGTTTCGGTTGAGGCCCTGTGGCCGTTAATTCTTGGCGACGCTCTCGGCGGTCGGCTTCCACTCGGCGTCCAGCGTGGGCTTCAGCGCCTTCTGCGCGGCCTTCGGGATGGTCTTCCACCAGGCAGCAAGCGCATCGACGCCTTCCCGGGCCTTGCTCGCCCCGACGTCGGTCAAAGTGGCGAGGTCGAAGGACTCGTCTGCCGGCTTCACGGTCAGCGGCTCGACCACGAACGGCTTCCGCTGGCCGCGCGTGACCGTCAGCGCGACCTCCATGGGCTCGGTGATACCGGTCGCGTGCGAGATCCTGATGCCCCCGACCGCATCCTTGCCGAAGCGGATGGTCGGGTCGCGGTAGAGCGTCAGCGACTGCCCGACGTAGGCAGCCCCATCCTTGCCCCAGAGCATGACCAGGACGCGCCGCATGCTCTTCCCGGGCTTGTAGGGGTGACCGTTGTCGCCCTCGTAGTTGATGATGACGGGCTGCTCCTTGTCCCCGGATTTGACCGCGGTGATGCGGATGGTGAGCGGCCCGGTGATCAGGTCGTCGGCGTTGAGTTGGTCCGACTTCGGAACGATGGTGGGAGTGAGGTCCATGGTGTTCAGCTGCTGGGGGTGATGTCGTCGTCCTTCGGGTAGATGTAGTCGGGCAGGTCGATCTGCCCGATCTGGTCGGCCTCCTGTTGGTCCGGGAAATCCGGCCATCTGCCGGTCAGGGTGAAGCTGCGGTGCAACGCCCACTCGTCATCGAGGTCGAAGTCGCCTTTATCCATGGCACGCTCCGCCAGCTGACGGACCTGCACGCGCGGCTCGTCACCCTTCTCGACGATGATGAAGAACGCCCGAACAGGCGCGATGCGCAGGCTCTGCAGGATCGCCCGGTAGTGGGCGAACTGCTTGTGGTAGCCGTAGGCGAGGATGTCCCGGCTGAAGGCGCGGGTGTTGGCGTCGACCGTCGTCTTCACGTCGCCGATGATCGCCCCGCCGTCATCGGTGAGCTTCAGGATGTCGGGCCGGCCCTTGGCCAGCGGCCAGCCGTGCTCCTCGGGACCGGCGCCGAACAGCGACACCTCGAAGGAGGCGCCCTGCATGAGCTGCTGGACGGCCGGATTCTCGGAGGCGACCTTCAATGCCCGGTTGAGCCAGCCGGCCGAGTGAGGACCGCTCGACTTCAGGATCGGCTTGTCCGAGTGCGCGGCCATCCAGTCGCTGCAGAAGGTGGCGTTGCCGTTCCACGGCTTATCGACCGTCGGCGCATCCTTGGTCTTCCCATCCTTCGCGGGGTAGAAGTCGGGCCGAACGTGGAAGTTCCGGTCGCCGAAAAGGAGAAGGTCGTTGAAGAGCGTCCCCCAGACTTGCGCCTCGGTGGACGGCGTCTCCTTGTTCCGATGGCTGGGGCGTTCCATGAGCCTCGCCAGCTCGGTGCGGGACACGCCGCGAGCCTTGCGGTAGACGTCCATCGGCAGGCCGGCGTAGATGCCGCGCTCGCCCTCCTTCCAGGCGCTGAAGGGTTGGATTTGATGGGCAGGGCGGGCGTTTGCAGTGGGCATGGTGGGAAAGTGATCAGGCGACCTGGTGCTGCCGCTTGGCGTCGAGAGCCTGAGCGCGCCGGATGGCCTCGTTGCCGTGGCCATGGCTTTCGGATTCCTGCATCCGCGTGCGAATGATCAGGCGGACCGCAGCTTGCTTCGACGGGGTCAGGCCGAGGTGCCCGGCGAAAATGCCGTGCACGTTCAAGTCCCGGATGGTGGTGCAGGCGCCGTGGAATCCCTCGGACGGCGGGAAGGCGATCGCCAAGGCAAAGATTTCGAACTGAGTCGGAGCCGACAGGGCGAGCCCGGCCTTCACCAGCTGGCAGTGTGAGTTAAACGTGCTCACGGGTTCTCCTGTTCGCGCGGGGAGGAGCCAAAAGCCTCCCGGGTGATGCCGGCGTCCTGCCGGTCCTCGTGGCACTCCTCGCAGACGTTGCCGTGCGGATAGCACCGCAGCTGACCGCCCGGAAAGTGACGATGGCAGTCAGCACACTGGCACATGTCGAAGGCACCGGCGCTAAGCGCTAGGGCTTCACCGGGGTCAACCGGGCGGGAGTGAGTGTATTCCATGGCAGGGGAAAGTTGAGGCTTTTGCGGGACAGCGACCCGGCATCAGCGGAGAGAGCGGTCAGTGGTCGTGTGGGCTCGTGTGGTGGGTGGAAGGATTCACAGGCCGAATTTGCGTAATTCCGTGGGGGGAATCTTCCCGCCCTTCGTGATGATCTCGCCCCGGTCGATGCGGGCTTTGATGGTCCACCGGGAGAGGCCGACGCGCTTGGCAAACGCGACCTGCGTCATCGGCTTCATGCTGGCCTTCTGCTGGTCGACCAACGCGCCGAGCATGGTTATGACCATGTCCATCTTCGCGCTTAACTGTGCCAGCTCGCCGGACATGACATCAGGGTTTGGCGGTCCTCTTGCTCTCGGTGATGCGGAACTGGATGACAGCAGCAGCCAGATCCTTGTCCTTCGGGTAGCGACAAAACAGTTCCTCGATAGCCAGCTTGATGACATCGGGCTTCTTGAGGCCGGTGCGGGAGGCGACCTTGTGCAAATTTTCACCTTGGTCACCGAGGCGAACGGACAGGGGGGTTTCCATGCCCCAGACAACTAGGGGCGCTCACTTTGTCGTCAAATACAAACTCTACAAAATACTACGCATTGTCACACAAACGCCCAATAAAGGACTTGCGCTACAAATGTAGTAGCGTGTAACTCACGTCATAAAATCGAAACTGCCACGATCAGTCCGATTTAATGACAAGACCGAGGATCGGCTGGTGAAGTTTATGGAAAACATGGAGACCAGCGGGAACCCGGTCGCTTTTCCGACCGTATTGAACCTCGCTGTGACCCATCTGCTGGACCAGTTGGACGCCGGGGCAAGCGTCGTATTTGACGGCAACGGATTTCGACTGGCGAAGCTCGAGGCGCTTACGACCTATGATGAAAGGGCACCCGCTACACTGGTGGCATTGGACAAATCCGCCGAACACAAATCTTCAGGAAAGGCCAAACGTGCATGAGCGAGACCGCTTACAAGCCGAGCGCTTTCTACCTGCGGCGCAGAATCCGTCAGGCCAAGACGGTCGAGGAGTTGAGAGCCCTTGGCCTGGACATCGTCAGCGAGATGGAGCGCTTGAAACAGTGGGTTAGGGACCAAGGTATGATCCCGCCCAAGTGGACCGTGGATCCCGCCGAGGCCAAAGAGAAAGGGTGGAAGGTGGCTAGAGCGGCCAAGGCCAAATGAATTCAAAAGATGCAACCCCGTCCCAGCGGGATAACTGGTGCAAAAATGGTGCAGGCATCAGCGCTTTCCCTGTTGACGGTGGGGTCTCTTCTGACGCATCGCAACCTGACCATGCTCTACGCCCACTACAAGGGCCGCGGGGTCAGTCAGGCGATTGCCCGAGCCTACTTCATGATCACTCCTCGCACCGTGCTCCTGACCTTCGAACGCTTCTGTCGCCTCGTCGGCATCCAGCAACCCGCCCAACCATGAATCCCGCAATCAAACAGGCCCTCGCCAAGATGAACCAGGAGGTCCGCCGGCTGGAGACCGAGCTGGCCAAGGCGAAGGCCATCCGCAACGCCATCGAGAAGACGGTGAAGGCGCCGAAGGGCATGCTGCGGGAGCGGATCCTGAAGGTGCTGCGCTCTGCCGACCGTCCGCTGAAGAACGGCGACCTGCGCTCGACCATCAGGAAGGCCGGCTATGAGTTCAGCCTGTCGCCGCTGCACATGACGAAGCAGCTGATGGCGTTGCGGGACGAAAAGCTGATTCGCCGCATCGGGGAAGGCACGAAGGCTGCCTATGTGATCGTCAAATAATTGTCCTTGCAGGTGTGGCATCATGCCACATCGTTTCCCTCGCAAAGTAAGTCGCTCTGGCAGGGCGAAAACTCAGCAAAACGCCCTCGGTGAATCCGGGGGCGTTTTTCGTTCAGCTTGACAAGGCAAGCATGCCAGTCCTATCCGTCGCTCCGCTGGGTATTCACGAATACTGCCAGAGCGTCGACCAGGAACGCTGATAACATCCCGGGAAAACAGGCCGAACCTCGAAGCCGCTCTGCGGTGGGAACGCCTGAGGAAATACGGTGCGCGGCCTGTCGAACAGGAAGGCGAGCGCAGCGTGAAGAGGATGGATCACCCCGCTAGTCCCAAGGGTGCTGCTGGTCCCCGGTGAGCGAAAGCAAGACCCGGAAGGCTGACGTATCGGGAAGTTGAGAGAAAGCACTGTCCGTCCTTTTCACGCTGCCCTCGCCCGAATCCAACCGCGCTTAATTCCTGTGGGCTCACGCCCTGAGGCCGTAGCTTTGAGCGATCGCGCCGGTCGTCCCGTTCTTTCAACCAACGGAACCTTATCGGCCGGTGCGGTCGCTCTCCCCGCGAATCTGGACAATGCCGGCGGGGTTGAGCTGCTGCAAAAGTCATACCCGATCGTCCCGAGCGACCCTCGACTCTGACCCTCATCCCCGCAAGGGGTGAGGTGTCGCCCACTCCTGAGCCCAAACGACTACCCGACCACAGTCTGCCGTGCCGTAAGGCATGCATGCCAAAGAAGGCTCGCATTTAAAAACGGCCGGTCATATCGCTACCCGCGAGCACGATGCCGGAACCAGTGACGACGGAAACGCCTCGCGACTACCTCGAGGCAGCTGAACGAATCCCAGAACCCAGCCACGAAGAACTCGCCTTCGCTTTGGGACGCCTGCTCGTGTGGATGCTCGACGGTGGGAAGCTGACACGCATCGGGCAGCGGGTGATCATCACGGCCTACAAGCTCAGGCCCGACACCATCCACGGCGCCACCCTCGCGCAGATAGCCAGGCGCCACCGCTACGGCCGGTCGCAGGCAGCCAACCTCGCCCGCAAGTTCACGCGGACGTTCGGGGTGAAGGGGCTGAACGACAAGGCATCCGCCCTGGCCTCGGCCCGGTATCGCGCAGCATGGAGGCGGGCCCACCCCCACGCGAAAGCGAGCAGCCAGCCCACGCAATACCTTTGGCTGATCAACATGTTCGTAGAGTGGGTCGCGTTGATGGAGGAAGCCCACGCCCTGCCCGACACACCGGAGGCAAAGCAGCGCATGCGTCGCGAGTTCGAGCCGCTGGCCCAGTTCATCGAACGCCTGGAGGACCTATGACCCGCCCACCACACCCCGGGGAAGGAATCTCTTTTGCCTCTGGAGTTTCAGAGGTGCGTCCAGCCG